GCCCGGTGGCGCGGGGGCCCCCGCCTAGCAGCAGCAGGCCGAGCCATTGGCCAACGAGCCAAACAAGCCGACATCAGGGAGGAGCTTCAACGCCTAACCAAGGCATTCTTATCAACTGGCATCCCCAAGCCCGAGGCAGCCCTCCCCCAGACAGCTAACGACACCATCTCTCGCCTGTCGTGCATGGTTGGCTATCTTCGCGCCCATGTCATCAGGGACACCTACCACCGGGATATCATTGACACCGTGGAGGCAGAAGGGCCTGGGAGGCTCGTACAGATACTCGACAGCCTATGTCGCGCCCATGCCTCCCTGTTTGGCCGGGAGACCATCTCAACCGCCGACCTCGGCCTTGCCCACCGAGTCACCCTAGACTCCGTGCCTGTGCAGAGGCTCAGAATCTATCAAGCCCTCAGTCGAAAGGGGCCGCTTGGCTACGTTGACTTAGCAGTCCAGACTGGCTTGAATAACTCTTCTCTTACCTATCACCTTGAGGAAATGGTGGCTGTGGATGTTTTGACGGTGGAGAAGGAGGGCAACAAGGTCATCTACGAGTTTTCAGATATATTTAAAGAGTTCTTGCCTCGATAGTCTGGGCGTGGGCGGCCAAGATTCTCTTTAGCCCATAGGGGGCGGATGTTGGTGTAATGTGCGGCCTTCGCTAACTGCTCGGGGTCAGCCAAATTGAATGAATACAATGGCTGGATGTGGTCAAGATGCCACTTGCCCCAATTTTTCCAAGACATCCCCGGCTGAAATAGCCTAGCGATGTGATCCATAAAGTCCTGCATGTTGCAGCCCATATTCTTTTTCATCGACCCTACATTGCTCTTACCCTTCAAGGCATGCAAGAGACGATTGTACAGTTGATTGCGTAGATGCTTTCGGAACTCGACCTGACGACAATTTTTACGCCTATTTTCCATTTCCTGCTTACGCTCCAGCCATTTCTCTCTTTCGAGCAGCCCTTCTGGAGATAGGCGGCTGACAATTCCCTTGTTGACTTCGATGAAGTGTGCTCGCACTCTTCGATTCACCTCGGCCACCACCTTGGCAATAGCATCGTCCATAGCCTCCAGTCTACCACAGAAATGATTTAGTCCACACTTATTACCCTTGGGATGGCATCTCCTTTACTATCAGTTCTATACTACTATTTTATTTATTTCAGCATATAAGTATAAGTAACTACCAGGGGGCCATGCGGAAAAAAGTGTCATACTTGTGGACTAGATGTTGACAATTATTGTCCATCCTCTCTTGCGTGTACCACGCCTGTCCCTGAACAGTTGTGGCAGGGGGACACTTGCGGTTCAGGGCCAAAATCTCCATCAAACTCCCAATGACAATCGCCAGTCCCCTTGCATGTTGGACATTCATACGCTTGGAGACGTACAACGTGTTCCTCGTGTTCAAGGTGCTCCAACTCTCGCTGGGCATCCTCCAAGTTCTCTCGTGCAGCATCCTGCCCCTTGAGACAATCGGGACAGGTATTTGGGCCACCAGTTATTTCAACAGGCCCGTGTGGGCATCCTTGTAGGCTCATCACTCCTCCTAATCAACCAACCCACCCGCCGACCGGCGATAGGGCTCCAGGTCATCAATCGTTGCCCTCTCCTCATCCTCATCCGAGTCCAGGTCAACCACACATTGAAGGCAGTAGCCTGACTCATCAAGGTGCCCCGAGCAAAACCACTCCCCGCAAGCGGGACACTGGTGCTTCCCTACTATCAAGCATCCCTCGTACCAATCACAGTTGTTGGTGGTCATCGTCTTCCCCTTGAGATGCGCTCATTCAGCTCTTGTTGAGCGTTGTACCAAGCACCAATCTGCTCCTTAGAAATACCTGTGTATTCCGCAAGATGGTCGAACAATGTGGGGACATAGATAGCGGCGGGTGGCTGCAACTCTGGTGGATACAGAAATCCACCCCCCGGTGTCATGTGTTGTTCATTGGACACCAACTCAGCGATATGCTTGACAAGTTCTTCGGTGGTCATCCCTCATCCTCCATTTTCAAGCGGTACAGCTCATCCTGCAACCTGTCCACTTCAATCTTCAACCTAGTGTGTTCAGCCCTTGACTTTCGCGGCGCGTATGGCCTCTATACGACTTTGAATCTCCTCAGCAGTCACATCATACCTCCACCTCTCACGAAATAGGCCCTAGAGGGCCTGAGCTTCGTCCTGAGCATACTTAACCCCCTGCCACACCTCCCGCCATAGGTAATTCAGCCAGTTAGCAGCATCCAGATAGTCCCTCACCCCTTCATACCCTTGAGAACAAAGGGCCTTATGCAGACAATACCCCTCTGCCCTCCTGAGCATAGCCATACCCTCGTTGTGGCTCATTTTCTCTCCCCTCCAACTACTCGCTCAAGTTCGCGGGCTGCTTGGTAGTTTTCATCGTCCTCTGGGGCCTCCCCCTGCTCAAAGGGGTGCGCTCCACAAAGGGGGCAATACTCCCGATTAGCTTGAAGTTCACGAATAAGCGCATCATATTTCCCAAAGTCAGGTTGCTCTACCATGTGTCCACCCCCCATTTCCTTTGACACTCCCGCTTGGCAGCGTCGTACTCCATCTGCTTCCACTCGCTCGTGAGTTGACCAATGAGTAGAGCACAACCTATCCAGAGCAGCACACACCCAATCACGAGTAGCCAGTTCCAGATTGTCATCACTACCTCCCCTTCCCAACTTTGCTGCATGGTACCATCCTCCCCTGTCCCACCCCTCCCTCAACCGTGTACTCCCTACAAGCACCCCCCTCAAAGGATCGAGGCTCGGGAGTAGGAATAGGTCGTGGACAAGCATGGAATGGAAACACAGTCAACGCTAGACAGATGATTCTCAGATGATTCATGGTTTCCTCCCTTAGTCAACTCCTGTATGCCAACAATTCGGTTAGATTTCTCGCGTACAGATGGTCTAGCTGGCTCCTGTCAATCCAGACTCTCACTATACCGGGGTCGCTGAGCAAGGTTTTTCTCCACATGTGAGCCGTGGTCGAGTTTGTCGCAATACCCCGAAGTCCGATTACGTTTCGCTCGTTCATAGTCCACAGGAGCCAAACTGGGACAAGGCATTGCGGCTCAATTTCTTCAGTCATCACTCCCTCCCTGGTTGCTACGCTCGTCCTTAACTTTCTTCAACGCATCGTTGGCAATCATCTGTGCCGTTTTGAGATATCCTGCTAGGTTAATCAGACCGGGGAAAATACCCAGTCCGCGTGCTTCAATATGGCGTTCGGCAACGTCAAGGTGCATCTCCATAGAGTTCAGGGCATGGGTTAGGTAGTACAGTTCATTCTTGGTCATCACTTACCCTCACACTTGGCGATGGCTTGCTTGAGTTGGTTCCAAAAGCCCGTAGAGGGCTAGTGACTTGGCTGGCTGTGTCTTCGGTTGTTTAGTCTGTGTCATGGTTTGGTTCCTCCTCAAAGCGGTCGAAGTCAATTAAAACTTCGCTACAGGTTATGCACTCAACGGAAATGTTCACAGGCGGGTTGCCATAGCAGGCAATCTCAACCTCGTGGTCTGTGTGAGGCAACAGCCGCTCGTGCGCGTTGTCCCAAAGTCCTACTAGTGTCATCTCATCCTCTCAGTGGTTGCCCACTTGCTAACCCATCCCTCGCCCTGAGGCCGAAGGGGAGCCCGCGCACGCTCGGCAAATCTGAGTGACTGAGCGTTTGCGAACCCCCCGACGACCGTTCGAGGGAGGGACAACTCTTAAATCCACCGCTGCTTAAGTGCATAAGCTCCTTGATGCTTCTCGTGGTGCCAGGGCTTGCAGTTTCTGTCGTGACAAATACCGCCCCCACGCTTTACATGGTCTAAGCAAGTCCCTTCTGGGGGCTGTACGCGGTTGGAATGATCGGCAGCGGGGCACTTCTCCCCGATGCAGTCAAAGCCATCTGGAAATAGCTTCCAAGACAGCCTATAGACAGTCTCGAAGCCCATATCCATTCCACAACCGCTCATCTTTACGCCGTCGTGCTTCTCGTCTATGCGTTCTCCAATGGCGTGGGCGACTGCCCAAGTCCAGTCAAACACTCCACCGTCTTGACCGACCTGCACCACCGAAATAGACCTACTCATGCCGCTGCGAGAAACATGCCGGAGGATGGTGTAAACCGTATCCCCAGGCTTCAGCGTCTCTCGCAAGCGTGTGATTGCTTCCTCTTGCTGCTTGCGGACTGCTTTGGTTTCCATGATCTATCCTCCTTGCTTCTCCAATCCATCCCCTCCCGCCCCCATCCTGCCCTAGTGTGGAAGCGGGGAGTGAGGGACTAGGTTGCGGCCAACTCCTGATAGCGTGGGTTTGGCACGCTCACATAATCCGGTTGCTCTACTTCGTAGGCATCCGACCCATCCTCATTCCAGATTGAGCAGAATCCGGTTGCGGCCATAGCATCGGGGCCGCGTAGATGGCCGGGAATGAGTAGCACTCGGATGGGTTGTGGGTTGCGTTCAAGCGCCAAGCGCCCAAACGGGTTGTTGTCTCGGTCAACTAGTTCTAAGTAGGCAGCTAGGGCATCCTCTACGTTCCGAAACTTCCCAGTCTGCATCATATAGCCGCTTCCCATTGGGTGTTGCACATGCGCGTGATACATCGTCTCACCTCCCTAACTCACTACCCTTTCAGCATCTTAACACTGGAGTCTATGAGTCCATCAACCTGCCCGGAGTCATGGAGCCGCTGATGGCGCACCTTGCAGCAATCCTTTACAGGGTCGCGCCTGCTGGTGCATCCTTGCTGGTGGATTCTCCCGTCGCATGCTGTACAGGTCGCCCATCCGCGCCGCCAGCAGTCATGCCTTTGCTTGTCCATAATGCTTCCATAGTAGCACACTCCCTTGCGGTTGTCAAGTGAAATCGTACCACTATTTTCCTGCTCGTACTTCTCCCGCTTTCAGCCCACAATCACATGGATCGCAGTCGAGCCATTCGATTGCGTTGTTGTCCACGTCCTTGCGCCACTTGGCGAAGTCATTGGGTGTGTGAACGTGGTGCTGGCCCATTATCCCCATGACTGCATTCTGCACATGGACTGTGCCATCCTTCTCCCGCGTGCAGTAGTGATTCATCGTGTACATCATCTCATCCTCCCTTAACCACCTTCCTACACTCCGAGCACCTCGCCTTGACTCCCCAGGAAGTGGTCACATGGTCACATTCCAGCAACACAACCGGGCGGTCAAAGATGCCCTCTGACTCTTTGAGAGTCTTGACTACGCGACGTAGCGGCCCCTTGCGTTGCGGCCCTCGCTTGCCACCGGGGAACTTGCCGAGATCAGGGGGGGGGTATAGCTCATTAGCTATTGTCTCTCTCTTTAATTCGCGCCAAAACAACCGCAACTCGCTCCTGCCGTGACAATGAGATACAGTGGTCGCACACATAACGCAAGGGAAATGTGTCTTGGTAGAATTGCTTGTTACAAACAAGGCAGACACGCTCTCGCATACTCTTGCGGCCTTGACTATGCCTGTCCTGACCTGCTACCCTACCCACGATGCGCCCCACGCTCCCACAGTACCGTCCGCGTCCTAGCAGAGACAAGGTTCCTGCTATCGTGGCCGTACTGATAACCATAGGCCAATGAGCCACGTGCTTTAGCGAACTCCTCAACCTTCTCCCACTTGATCTCGTCCGGGGAGTTGTATCTGTGCCAATTAGTTTGCCACGTCCCTGACTTATGCTTGATAGTCAAACTGTAGGTTTTCATTAGCCTGCCCTCCTGTGATATACTCCCCACGATGACTCCCTTCCGCAGAATGTATGCCCTCGGTGCGTTGCATGCTGAGTGCCTTGCCTGCTCTCGGTGGTTCCGTTTCCGTGGTTCACAGTACACCAAAACCACTATCTGCCCCTTCCCTGATTGCAGGAGGAGGTTTCAGGTCGTGATGCACTTGCTACCATCCACCAGCAAGCCTTTTCGGGAGCCGACCCCAGAGCAAATCGAGCCACCAGCGGAAGCTATTGAGAATGAATAGGTTAGCAACCTAGTCATCCTCTCGCCTCACTCACTCACGCTCTTTAGGAACCTTGGGATCGTAGTTGTTACAATCGCACTTCATGCAAGGCGCTCCAATAGTGGTGTTTAGGTGTTGTCTCTTAGTGTGCCCGCACCCGCACCGAGTCATCGGTTCGCCTCTTTGCCTCCGAACCTTTCAGTTAGTCGTAGAGTGGTAATGTAGCAATATTCACAGAGCCTCCAAACCTTTCCTTTCCGGTCTGTGTATTCCCGGTCTGCTGGGTTTGGGCATTGCTTCGTGCCGTTGGTATTTTGGCAGTGTGCCATCGTCCCTCACCTCTTTGCAACTGCTACCACCTGCAATCAGAATGCTCGACTCGATACTGCTCTACCTGATAACCGGGATTGATGGACTCCAGCTCCCGCTTGACCAGCTCGAAGGGAGCTTGGAGAGTCCATGCGGTAGGGCACCAGCCGCCAGTGAAGTCGGACTTCGCATCCCACCCGTTGAATCCCCGGTTGACTACGATTGTCTTTGCTCTGATCATCGTGTCACCTCACTCACTTGTACGACCATAGTAGCACAGCCTCACCTCTTGTCAAGCATCCAATGGTCACATTCTTGACTACCCGTGCTTGTCCGTGGTAGGATAGGACTCCCATGACCCCGCGCCGCACGTTCTCGATAGAGGAGCAGGAGCGCATCCTAGCCACGCATGGCTACTGGTGTCACTACTGTAAGCGGGCTTTGTCCCTTGAGAAGGCAACCACAGACCATATCGTGCCTCTGTCTGCTGGTGGTACGCATGCCTTCTCTAACCTAGTGCCAGCGTGCCGGTCGTGCAACGGTAGCAAGGGGAGCAGCCAAGCGCCCAAGACTCGCCGTGACCGGCGGGGCAATGCGCTTCGGGAGCGTGATATACGCCGCGCAGTGAGGGCTGCTGCCCTGGGTGCCTAGTACCCCTGTCCCCTGTCCTATGCATCTGCTGCAGGGCATGACCCTGGTAGCCCTGCCCTGCCCACTATCCCCCTCACTATCCATTGTCATATCCCCATTCATTGTACGAAGGGGGTGAAGCAGGGTGGAGTTATCGACACTCGGTCGTGTAGGGCTCACAAAAATTTTTCCAAAAATCGCTTGTGGCATCTGCATCATCCCTATCACAGGGGTTGTAATAATTTCCTTTCTCAACCAACACGAGAACTACACACCAGGAGTAGTAACAAGTCGTGCTGGCTGAGAGGGAGCTGTTGCATCTGCCACAGAGGTGTGATAGTGTCATCAATGTGGAGGGGGCAGAGAGGGTTTAAAATGGCAAGGATAACAGTACCATTTAACAAGAGCGGCATCGAGAAGATTCCGGAGGACAAACCCGCCGTCTACAGAATCCTCATCGGCGGAGGCAGGACTAATTACACGGGTGTAGCCATGCGCGGTAGGGTTCAGGAGAAGCTCCGGGAGCACCTTTGGAGAGGAAAGGATTACATCCCTGGTACAGAGGTTCAGATCGAGCAAATGTCCACTATTGACGAAGCGCGGGCAAAGGAAGAGCGAATAATCGCTAGAATAGAGCCTCCTTACAACCGGGTGTAGGGCAGGCTGTCTAGCCCACTCTTGTGGGAACGCGAACAAGAACGGTTGGTGTGTCCGACTTGGGCTTGTACCAAGCTGGCGCTCTGAGTTTCCCACGTCTCAGGCTAATCAAAGCGTGGGTGGAGTGCCGGGTAGGATGAGAGCGGGTTCTGTTTTGGTAACTTGCTCTTGCCCCCGCCCAGGGAGTTTGCCGTTTCTCCCTGCGTTCCTGCTCTTGAGTAGAGGTAGAAGGTCAAGGAGGACAACATGAAAAGGAAGACTCGTGAGGTTGTAGTTGTGCAGGAAGAAGACAAGCCCATAGCACGTAACGTACTGGCCCAGGAGATTGTGAACATTTCCAAAGCATTCACATCCTTGAGGCGCTCCGGTTTGACTCGGAGAGCCATCACTGTGTTGGTTCACGATTTAGTTCCCGCACACGGACTAAAGGGCAAGCCTAGTAAGACGATTATCTCTGATGTGCTGGTGGCTTTGGACAGACTTCGTAGAGAATTTGTGGAGTGATGCCAAAGCCCCTCACCCTCCTCAATCGCTTTGACCGCCTGAACCAGAAGCACTTCAGGGGAAAGCTCAAGAGGCCGTCGATGGTGAGGTTCTCGAAGAATGTTGATCCCCTATCGGATGGGTGCATCACCATAGATGGCGACGGGCGTGTCTACATACTCATTCACACCAACCTGAAGCCGTTTAATCACCTGTTAGACTTGGTTCTCACACACGAAATGGTTCACCAACAGCATAAGGCGGACGATACTTGTGGAAAGGTAGGAAGCAAGCACCACCGCAAGATGCTCTCCATCCTTGCTAAGGAGCCTCGGTGGTGTTGACCCCCACCCAGATTCGCAAGTTACGCCAGGAGAGGGGGTGGAGCCAACAGGCCCTGGCAGATAAACTGGGGGTGAACAGGACAACTGTGGTCAGGTGGGAGGCAGGGGAGGTGAAGGCAATTTCGGCGTTGATGGCCTTGTTGGAGAGCACATTGGAGGACGGGGAGAAACCAAGATGTCGATGATACAGTTAGGTGTGGATGAGCCTCTCCTGAAAATGGGAGCGCAGCCCGCGGCGATTCTGTTCGTTTCTCGTGAAGGGATTCTCTTGATACGCTGGATTGATGGATGCTCACCTGAAGAACGCTGCCACGTGGAGGAAACACTGAAACGTGGCGTGAGGTTTGGAGACTTGGAGTAATGCCAAGGCATCGGCTCGTAGCCCCACGGGGCAAGGGTGGCAAGAAGGCTATCCTTGATGCTAGGCATGACCGCACCTTCATGAAGCTCTCCAAGATGGTGGACAAAGATGAGTGGCAGGAGGTGCTGAGCCACTTCCCTGAGAACGCCAAGGCGGAGAAGTTGTTGGCCCTGCTGTCCAATCCCCTCTTTGCTAGGGCAACCATCGGCAAGCTCGCAGTCATGTCGGGGATGCCAGCGTCAGAGTTGATTCTCCTGTTCACCTCCGCCAAGAAGGCCGAGGGGATTATCAGGATGGGTAGGAAACTCCCTGATGTCATGGAGGAGACCGCTGATGATGCCCTCTCACATCAGGTGCCTTGTGAACGGTGCGGGGGCGCGGGGCGGGTCAAGGATGGTTCCTGCAAGAGTTGCAAGGGCAAGGGAGTCATAGTGGTCAAGGGTGACTTGGATAACCGGAAGCTGGTGCTTGAGATGGCGGGCTTGATAGGCAAGCGTGCCCCTGGGCAGGCGATTCAAATAAATGTCGGTGGGCCACAGTCGCTTGAGACCAGGGTGGGGTTGGCGCAACAGTTGCTGGCTGAGCCAAGTGTAGATGCAGAGGAGGTAAGGGATGTCACTGCTGAAGACGAGTGAATGGAAAGAGGGGATACAGAAGTTCTTATCAGGGGAGCCTAGCTCAAAGGACTTCTTGAGGATGCTTGATAGGATAGCAACCGCCCTGGAGGTCATCGTCCTGCGGCAGTACAACATCTCCCTGCCCTTGGATGGTAAGCAACCAAAGGACGAGAGCGAGGTGATGGAGAGCGTTGATGAGGTCTATGCTCAACAGGAGGTTGATGAGTTGATGAAGGGCAGGTCAGAGGAGGAGGATTGATGGCGAAGTATAAGTATGATTGGCTTCCGAAGCCGAAGAAGTTGAAGTACAAGTATGGGATGCAGTGGAACTCGGATGGTGATTGCACTCTGATTCCGTTGGTACGTCAGCGAAACGACCGCTCTGTGCGGGGGGCAGTGACCAATACCTGCTGTGACTGTGGCCTCACACATCTCTATCTCTTTGAGGTCTTTCGAGGCCCTAACGGCGACTTCTTCTTGAATAAGCGGGCACATAGGGTATTTCAACGGAAGGGTAAGAGGATTGTTGAGGCATAGGCGATGTACTCCCAAGGAATTATAGAGGCCCAACAAGGGAGGCTAGAGAAGCGCTTGGGCTTCAAACTCACCCGCTATCCTCTCGACAAGGTAGAAGCATGGGTGGCGCACCTTGATGCTGCTTACGACAATGACAAGAAGTTGCTGCGACGTGCCCTGACCCCTGAGGAGGACAGGTTCATCCTCAACGAGACCCTTCTCAGCACCATTGACTACCTCTACCACGCCGAGCGCTACCACACAATCGAACTAGATGCAATGGAAGGCGGTGGGCTTGGGCACCTTCGTTTATGGGGAAGCCAGACAATCGTTCTGAAGCACCTGGCAAAGTGGCAGGACGAAGACCAGTATCGGGTGGCGAACAAGGCTGATGCCATCGGCACCCTGGTGGCCGCACACAAAGCAAGGCAGCTTGGAATGACAGCGTTGTGTCGCTCCCTCTCAGCCCACCGACTCACGACTGTCCCAGGTGTCCGAGTCCTGGCGGGTTCGGTTGATGAAGACAAGGTGATGGAACTCTATACCAGGGATAAGACGATTCTCGACAACCTCCCCTGGTGGTTGAAGCCGGAGATAAAGTACGACGAAAAGGGCGCTCACATCCATTTCGGCAAACTCTCCAGCAAGGTGCTCTATCAGGTTGGCAGCCAGAAAAGCGGCGTCGGCCAAGGGAGACAATTCGATGTCATCCACCTGACCGAGTGTGCTTCCTGGCCGTATCCGATGACGATTGAGAATGACCTCTACCCCACGATACCCAGGGCTGCCTCGACTCTTTGCATCCTTGAGTCAACCGCCCAGGGAAGGGTTAATTGGTGGCATGACTTCACCGAGCGCATCCGCATCAAGGGTTCTTCGCGGTGGCGTTACCTATTCATCCCCTGGTATGCCGAGGAGAAGAAGTATCGCTTCACCCCTCCCCCTGGGTGGAAGCCCTCTGATATTGCTATGCTTCATGCGAAGAAGGTTCATGAGACCAGCCCGGAGTGGATTGGCAAGGCAGTCATGCTTTCCCCGGAGCAACTTTACTGGTGGGAGTCTGAGAGAGGGGATGCGGTCAAGCGGGGGGTGTTGAACATCTTCCTCACGAACTACTGTGCCACGCCGGAGGAGAGTTTTCAACACACCGGCCAAAGCGCTTTCGCCCCCGAGGTGCTGGAGAAACTCAGGCTTCAAGCAACAATGGGGAAGCCGTATGATGTTCGGTTGGGGGGACTCTAATGACTGGGTGGAAAATCGGGAAGACTCATCTCCCCGAGATGGACGCTGCCTACCTCGAAGAGGGATTTGATGGCGACCCGAGGGGACTTCTCTGGCTGTACGAGCAACCCCAACCAAACGCTGATTATGTGCTTGGTGTAGACCCCACCCTGGGGTTGTCAAGTTGGACGAGGTATGCTCGCACGCGGGATGATGTGGATACCGACAACGGGGCGATAGAGGTTATCAAAGTGGGGAAGCCACCGACGCCAGATGTGCAGGTAGCGGAGTATGCAGCCCCAATCAACGCCCTCGACCTTGCTGAAGCGACAAATGCAATCGGAAGGTTATACAAGGGCAGAAGCGAGGATCAAGCAGCCCTTGTTATTGTTGAGACGAATGGCCCTGGGCACACTACAGTAGAAGAACTCCACAAGAAATTTGACTACCCCAGTTTGTGGCGCTGGGCGTATCTGGGTGAGATGAGGGCTAGGCGAACCACTACCTTTGGTTGGCAAGCCAGTCGAGAGAATAACAAGGTGCTGTTTATGAAGTGCCTCCGCCACATTGACAGGAACGCTGTGGTTTTCAACTCCCCCTGGTTGGTGGAGGAGTGTGCTGATTGCACATTCGACTGGGTGGACTCTACTCTCAGGGCGAAGTGGGGGAGACATGACGATAGGGTGCGGGCGATGTTTCTGGCCATCTGGGCGGCGCATGATTGGACAAATGAGGCTGACTACGAACCCTCATCGAAGGTCGAGACTGGGAAGACTGTGCAATGGCAAGCGAGGGATGTCAGCTATGACCAGATGATGGAAGAGGCTGAGGAGCAGGTGGGGGACATCTTAGACGGCGCAAGTTTTGGCTGAATCTCTGAGGTAGGCTGTATGTGTGAGTGGGGTGAGACAGTCTCGGTCAACGTAAAAATCCCAGCGGACTTGAGCCACACAAAAACAGAAAGATGGAAGGAAACCGAAATTGACCGTTGTATCGCTTCTATTGTTCGAAGCTTACAGGAAGGTGGAGTTGATATGCGGGCATCATGTTGTGGGCATGGAAACACTGCGGGACGTATTCTTCTTCAGGATGGTAGGACTATACTGATTCTTAGAGATTGCTGAAGAGGGGGCGATTGACTTTCCCCCAACAGGGTGGTTAGATGACGGTGGAGGGACTCATGGCCAAGCATCCCAATGTGATTGTGAAACTCGAAATTCCCGCGGAGGTCTGTGCTGTCTACGAGGCCCAGGGGGAGGGGAATGAGGAACTGGAGATGGCTGCGAGGTTGGTTGCCTGTGTTGACCATCGAGCGTCGAGTCCCCTCTACTTTGACGACAAGCAGCGGAATGAGTTGGAGTTGCTGCTCGACAAGCAGCTTAACTCGTCTGCTGAAGCCCTGGATGCCATCAGGGGGAATGCTGAGATTGAGCTTCCCGATGGCCATAAGCTAGTCATCCCCATCGACATCGGCAGGCGGCTCAAGGACAGACTCACCAGTGAGGGTGGGGATGTGAATACCCTAGATGCTCTTATTATCAGGCTGCTCAGTCAATGGGTGGGCCTGTGAGCCTCCCCTTCACCTGCAATCATTGCGGCAAGCCATGTCGTCCCCTGTATTTCGATGACAAAGTGTTACCCAAAGGGAACTGTAGAGAATGCCTAGACATGGCTCGTGGCTACGAACGGGGGCCTGACCAATCGGTGCGGTGGACTGACAAGTCCTCGGTGCTGGTCTTTGAGAATCCTGGGACTGGTCAAGTTTCCTATCCTGGTCGTAACGATAGGCCCATGCCCAAGAAGTATGCTGATGCAGGCTTCCGCCCCAAGCGTATGAAGCATCTCCATGAGGTTGATGCCCTCACCCGCAGGACAGGGGCTGTTAATCAGGCAATGCACTTTGATGAGCACACTCTCCCCCCTTGTGATGACCGCTGATGGCTGATACCCCAGCCTACAACCAACCCTCCGAGAGCGAGCGTAAGCACTTGGAGCAGGTTCTAGGTTGGGCCAATGAGGCCCTACAAGAAGGCGACATCTTCCTCCGTTCCCAAAGGGGATTCAGCGACATCCAGAAGATAATCGACATGGTGATGGGGGAGTTTGACACCAAAAAGCAGCACTCCGACCTCTCTCGAATCGTAGACAACCGCTTCGCCAAGACTTTCTTCAACCTCTCGGCCTCCATGACCGACACCAAGCCCTTCTGGGACTACCGCACCTACAACAAGAAGTTCGAGCAGCAGGCCACAATATCCAACAAGCTCTCCGCCGCTTGGTACTACAACCGCAACATCGACCTGCGGCAACTTGGGGTGGTGCAATATGCCCTTGCTGGCGGGAGCGGGTATGCTCATATTATCTACAACCATGAACTCGAAGACCTCGATGTCATCCCCGAAGACCCGAGGAATGTCATCCCCATCCGCCCGGCGTCGCTGCACACCATCCAAGACTCCTTCGGTGTTATCATCAGGCGAGAGCGGACAGTCAACTGGGTGAAGCAGAAGTTCGGTGCACGCGCCGTGAGGGTAGTGGCCGAAAGGGACGCCTCGGTTGCCAGCCAGGTTGACATGATTCACTCCCCGGGGGTTGGTTTCTCTGCACCCAAGAGCGCCTTCCTACAGAACCTTGCTTCGACGCTCAAGAAGAAGCCTGACCTGAAAATCCCGGCGGTTGATGTTTTCTACATGTACATCGACGACCGCCAACAGAATAAGAGTGGTGTTCAACGTCACGTAGGTGACTGGGGAAGGGGAAAGGATGGCCTTGAAGCCATGAACAACTGGAGCTACATCGTCCAGCCTGGCGAGCGCATGTTCCCCCGCAAGCGCCTGATAATCTTCACCCGGACAGCGGTTCTCTATGATGGCCCCTCGATCTACTGGCATGGCCTGTTCCCCCTCGCCAAGCTCACTCTCGATCCAGTGCCGTGGAGCTTCTTGGGCAAGATGACCATGAGAGACCTCATCCCTCTCCAGGATGAACTAAACAAGTTGCGCCGAGACCTTGCCAACTATCACCGTCGCACGGGGAGGCCGAACACAGTTTGGGATAAGAACGCAGTCAGCCGGGCCACCCAAGCCCGCTACGACCCCGCACGGCCAGGTCAAAAGGTCAGGGTCAACGCTTTCCAAGGGAAGCCGATGGAGACGGTTCAAGAGAATCCCCCTGATGCTTCGCTTTTCCAAGCCATCGAAGACCTCCGCAGTGAGATGGCCTTCCTCAGCGGCGAGATGGACATCTCCCAACTTGCTCGTCTTGGTCAGATACCCACCACCGAGACGGTCGAGAAGATGATGGAGGCCATGTCCCCGATGGTCAGGTTGAGAAGTCGCGTCCTCGAAGCCTATATGAGAGAGACCGCCATGATGGTGTTGAGCGGATTCTTTCAGTTCTATGATGTGGCCAAGCGGGTTGCCACTCTCGGCCCAGCGGAGGGCATCACCTTCGAGGACGCCGACAAAGACCCTGGGACACTCATACCTGACATTGTCAAGACTATCGATGTTGGTAGAGTAGCAAAAGGGAATCCCCGCACCCGACAAGAGCGAGCCGTGGACTTCCTCAACCAGTTCAAGTTCCACGTGGCCCCGGGGTCACTGTTGTCTGCGTCAGAAATCAGCAAGAAGCTCCTCTATGTCCAACTCTGGCGCGGTGGGGCCATCGACCACTGGACGATGCTCGAGACCCTCGGGGTGCCAAATGTCGGGGAGCCGCCCAGTGGGGCGAACACCATCACCCAGCGGTTGCAGGAAGAGGCGCAGATGGGGTTGGGGGCGCAGGTCAACCCGGTTGGGCGGAAAGCTAGTGGAGGCACTATGCCGACCATGCGCCCGGATGGCCGCCTCGTGGAATCGAAATGATGGTGGTGCTAGAATGGTAGCGTCGAAATAAGGAGAATGAAGCAATGGCAATCAAACACATAGACAACGGGGTCAACGTGACGACCGCAGGAACAGCGGTTCCCCTGAGTGCCACCCGGATAGTGGCTGGTTGGGTCTTCCTCCAAGCCAAGACGGCCAACACGGGAAAGATTTACGTGGGCGAGTCAGATGTTTCATCCACCTCCAAGATGGTGGAGTTGTCAGCCACTGATGGCTTCACCTTCCCTGACAACGCCGTGCCGAGTATGTACGACCTCAAGGACATCTACATCGACGCTTCAGTTAGTGGCGAAGGTGTCTGGGTCGGCTACGGGATAGTCTGATGGCGAATCAACTTACACGATACGCCACGGTGGCGACGGTGGGGACGGTGGGGGAGGGGCATTTCTTTGGTGGCATCGCTCTAGGAGCGCGAACAACCGGCGCGGGCGTATTAGTAGGTGTTGTGGACAGAGTACAAGTCCTACAATTTGTACTCCCCTTCCGAGCCTCTTTTAATCGTGTCGTTACACGCTTATTAACCGCAGGGGGCGCAGGCAAACTGTATGGAGTAGCCCTTTACGATGTTGACAAAAACCTAATCGTAGAGAGCGGCGCACTAGACGCGAACGCCGTAGCAACTAATAACACCACTATAACCTTAACCCAACTGGAGCCAGGCATATACTGGTTCGCCCATACCAGTGACAGCGCCACTACCAAATGTACTGCTTTTGATTTGGTACAATTGCCAAGCCTTCTCACCGGCATAGACTCGCCTAGAATGGGGTTAGCAGCCAACGCCGCGTCCACACCAGGAACTTTTCCAGCAACACTAGGTGCCATAAATGGTGCCGTGGTAGTTAACCCAGTGGTCTCTCTTTTTGGTTTGGAGTAATCCATGCTACCCACGCTCTGCCTCATCCTCGCAAGCGGGTTCTGGCCGCTGACCACCGCCACCATAGCGGCCACAGCCATCGCAGGAGGACTCGTCGTTGCTTCTGGCTTCGTTGCTGCTGGTGGTGCAGGTGGAAAAGGGGGAGGGGAGTCAGCAAACATTACATCCAAACTTCTGTTGGGAAGCAATATAGCAGGTGATGTCTTTACCCCTCTGTCTTTGGTTGCGACCTCTTTCACCGGAACCGCCACTGTCCACGGAGAGTTGTCATGGAAGGAACTCTATTGATGAGACGCCACCATCCCACCTATACCCTGATGTGGCCGAACATGGCCTTTGGCCACAGTCGGTGGTGGAGGCTCCTAGCTAGGGTGCGGAGATGGGGTAGAATCCTTTTCCGCGCCCGTTCCGATGAGAGGTGAATTTAACTATGTCGTGGGTTGATTGGTTCCTCACAGCGGTCTTTGCCCTTATAGCTATCGGAGCCTACCTACTGGTAATCAAGCGTGATAGTAATTGACCTCGGCCTCAGAATCAACCACCCCCGCGCACTCGTGGTTCTCTGTTTGGTCTCCCTTGTATTCCTCACCTACACCATGGTAGAGTCGGGTCGGGCGTTGGACATAGCCATCATAGAGCTGCGTCACTGCGCCATTTGTTGGATTCGACAGTAGGAGTTGGCAATGGGAAAGCTAGTCATCCTCATTGCCCTGGTACTCTGCCCCGCCCTCTCAGCAGGAGACATCGACAAGAAGTTCCCCGACCCAGTGAATCTTCGTAGCTATGGCTGCATCGTCAACGGGCCGGTGTGGAGAACAGACCACAACGACCCCCGAGGGCAACAGCGCAGGGTGTGGACTCTTACAGTCTGGGCAGCCCACCGAGACCCCCTTGCCAAGAAGGCCGTCAAGGATTGGAAGCTATGGTACTCCTCTCGAAGCAAGAGAGCGAAGGCGCTCATGGACTGTGATAAGTGGATGGAGAGGGTGGCTAAGAAGATGAAGGCATCCCGAGCACAATGAGCAACTCCCGCTCCTGCCGAGCTATGCTCCGCTCCCAAGACCACCCAGAGATGTTCACTCCCTGTGGCAGCCGACACCACAAGGATGTGTTGGGTGTCGCTTTTTGCTCTGCCCATCCCGCTCAGTTGACTTTCAAGGAACTATCAATCACCCTACTAGAGAGGTACAAAGATGAAAGAACGGTTAGCAGCCTTTTGTCTCATCACGAGTTTAATCTTCACCCCGGTACTCTACGCTCAGACGACACCCCCCGTCCTCACCCTCACACAGCAGGCATTCATTAAGGAAATCTGCCTGGCGCTACTGAGTGACCCGTCTACCCCTGGAGAGTTTCTTGCGCCTGGCCTCACTGCCGACCGCTGGTGCGATGCGCGTGTCGTTGACGCCTTCCTGGTTGCTAATTGGACAGACCTATTGGTGAAGCACAACATCCTCACCCTGGTTGCGACCGATAACCAGACTCGGATAGTCTCCCTTGAAGCTGCAACCACAGTGGATGTGGTGGCCCTCGAGGCTAGAACTACAACCCTAGAGGGACAAGTGGCCGTACTTCAGAGTCAGGTCGCTACCCTTGAGGCAGCCCTTGCTTCAGTGAAAGCCGCCCTGAGTATTCCATAGACCACCCCCTACCCCCACATCTAGTAGCTTGACTTGACACACCCCCATTAGTGTGACAGCCTACTCCTGATGAGTAGGATAGCAGTCATAGCCTAGGCTAGGACGCCTAACCAGAGAGGAGACTCAACATGAAAGGCATGAGCCACGGTAAGCCCATCAAGAGTTCCAGCAACGTCAAGGCCCTGGGCAGCAAGAAGGGCGGGAAGAAAATGGCTGGCAAGAAAATGGGCAAAAAGTATTAACCGATGCCCGGCGACCGTCCGACACTCGACAGTCCCCCACCCCTCTCCCCTGGAG